CCCGACCCGCTACCCGACCCCATCGTCGTCCCCTGAGGAGCCCCATGGCCCGCATCACGAACGTGTCGCCCACGCCCGTCCACATCGACGGTGCCGGCACCCAGCTCGACGTCGGCGGCACCGCCCCCGATCTCGACCCGACCGACGTGCACGTCGCAGCGGGCATCGCCCGTGGCGTGCTCGTCGTGCTCCCTGACCTCGAGACCCCCAAGCCCCCGAAGGAGAAGGCCTGATGCCTGGAGTCGTTGTCACGACGTCGGCGCTGTCCGCCGCGTCCACGTCCGATGTCCCCGAGTCCGGTCGCGCGTTCTTCGCTGGCCGTGTGGAGCGTGGCTCCACGACCGCGCCGATCCGGGTCCGGTCCCTCGGCGAGCTCCGCATGCTGTGCGGTGACCGCCAGACGTACGGGGCCGTGTGGGACGCGTGCCGCGACGCCTTCAACGAAGGCATCGGCGAGATCTACATCGCCCGTGTCGTCGGCACGACACCGGTCGCCGCGACGATCACCCTGAACGACCGGGCCGGCACGCCGCTGCAGACGATCCGGGTCACCGCGAAGGAGGTCGGCGCCTGGGCGAACGACTGGAAGATCAAGGTCGAGGCCGGGTCGATCTCGGGCACGGTCACGATCCGGGTCCAGCAGACCGTGAACGGCGTCGACGTCGACCGCGAGGTCCACGCGAACCTCGCCACGGTCGCGGACATCGCGCTGCGCGGCGCGACGAGCTCGTTCACGTGGACGAACCTGAACTCGGCGACCGCGGCCCCGAACAACCTGCCGGCGGTCGCAACGTCGACGCTCGCGTCGGGCAGCGACGACTCCGGCACGATCACCGCAGCGTCGTACGTCGCGGCGCTCGACCTGTTCACCGCGGACTACGGCTCCGGCACGGTCGCGATCCCCGGGTTCGCGCCGTCGACGGTCGCCGGGTCGTCCACGATCGGCGCCGGGATCAAGGCTCACGTCACCGCGTTCCGGCGGCACGGGATCCTGTGCGCGGCACCTGGGACGACGTACTCGTCGGCGCTGACCGAGGTCGCGTCGTTCCGTGGCTCCGGGGCGGAGAACGTCGTGTACATCTGGCCGGCGATCATCTCGACCGACGGCCGTGTGGAGCGCACCCTCACCGCCGAGGGTGTCGTCGCGGCGTGGCGCGCACGCGCGCACAAGCAGTTCCACGCCGGGCGCGTGCCCGCGGGTTCGATCGCGACCGCGGCGTCGCTCGTCCGGCCCGAGTACACGGTGTCGGAGGACGTCGCGAACGCGCTCGATGCCGCCGGGATCTCCGTGATCCGCACGGTGTACGGCAAGGTCCAGCTGTACGGCTGGCGGTCGCTCAGCACCGACGAGAACTACCCGACCGCGAACATCGCGGATCTCCGGAACACGCTCGCCTACGACCTCGCCCGCACCGTGGCCGATGACGTGTTCGGCGACATCGACTCCGACGGCCAGTTCGCGTCGCGGGTCAAGGGCAAGCTCGAGGGCCGCCTCGCAGCGATCAAGCGCCGCGGTGGCCTGTACGGCGGTGTCGACCAGAACGGGAAGAAGGACCCCGGCTACCTCGTCGACGTCGAGACCCTGAACACGCCGACCTCGATCAGCCAGAACGTGTTCCGGGTGATCGTCTACTTCCGCCCGAGCCGCCACGCGTCGCTCATCTCGATCGAGCTCGTCTACACCCCGACCGGCGTCACGTTCGCCGTCGCAGCCTGAGGAGGGCACGCACCATGGGACTTGGCACCGAAGCCTCATTCCTCATCTCGTCGTCCTGGTTCACGCGGTACTTCGACCGCTGCGAGGGCGGCGAGAAGTCCGCCGACTCCGAGATCCGCTACAACGGCGGAGATCCGAACCCGAAGGTCGTGTTCGGCCGACCGACGTTCTCGGATCTCGTGTGCGGCTCCGACTACGACGCCGAGCGCGACGAGGCGGACATCCTCGCCGCGTACGAGCAGGTTGGCGACGGATCCGCGGATGAGTCGGTCACCGTGCAGCCGTGCAACGCACAGCTGCAGCCGATCGGGGCGGGGCGGACGTACACGGGGTATCTGTCGAAGATCACGCCGCCGTCGGCGGACGCGAACTCCACGACGACCGCGACCTGGTCGCTGACGTTCATCATCACCGGGCTGGCGTGATGGCGCTCGTCGAGCCGGGCCGGCCGTCGAACGCACTCGCGGAGCTCATCGACGACCTCGTCGCTGATGTCGAGGTGCCCACGATCACCGTTCCGGTGCCGAACAAGCCCGGCTGGGAGCTCGTGTGCATGCCGGTCATCACGGCCGAGCAGCGGAAGCGATGGACGAAGCAGAGCCGCAACCGGGAGTGGAAGCCGACTGACCCCGAGATCTTCGCTCTCGACCAGGAGGCGTTCAACGCCACGATCGTCGCGGAGACGTGCGTCGCGATCCTCCGCAACGGCGCGCCGGTCCGTGACGAACTCGGCGAGGACGTCACGTTCTCGTCCGAGTGGCTGCACCGCGCGGTAGGGAAGCGGGTCACGCACGTCGAGCTCGTGCGCCTGTTCTTCCGGAACGAGTCGCACATCGCCGATGCGGCTTCGGCGATCGCGGAGGCGGCCGCGAAGCCGGTCCCTACCGCAGCGTCGTCGACCAGCTGACCGGCGACGCGTACATCGCCGAGGCGGCGTCGGTCGCGTCGTACACGCACGTCGACCCGGTCATCCATCTGGCCGGATCGCCTGATGAAGCGTCCCGGCTTGGGCAGCTGTACCCCACCGAGGTCCGTGCGGTCCGTGCCGCGGTGGCCTTGGTGATGCACAACCGCGAGATCGCGTCCAGGAAGAGCGGGTGAGCGATGTCTGGTGAGAACGACGACATCCTCCTGCGCGCGGCGTTGCGCGACGAGCTCACCGGCCCGCTGCGTGACATCACGTCGGAGCTCAACCGGGTGCAGTCCGGCATGGACCGGCTGTCCGGGAAGACCGAGAAGGCTTCGGCTGCGACCGACAGGCAGACGAGGGCAACGACGGCGCAACGGTCTGCGCTGAGTCGTCTCACGACACAGCTCACGTCGACCGACAGCGCGGTCGGACGGCTCGGCAAGCGCATGTCGGGCATGGTCGACAGCGCCGGCCAGAAGTTCTTCCGGTGGATCCGGTACGGCGCCGCGGGGCTGTTCGCGCTCGGGGCTCGTTCTGCGTTCCAGTTCGCGTCGTCGGTCGAGCAGGCCTCGGCGTCGCTCACGAACCTCCTAGGTTCCTCGAGCGCGGCGAACGCGCTCATCGCGCAGCTGAAGACCTTCGCCACGAAGACGCCGTTCAACTTCGACTCGCTCGTGAGCTCCGCGCAGCAGCTCGTCGCGATCGGCATCTCCGCGGACCGGGTGATCCCGACCATGCAGTCACTCGGCGACGCCACCTCCGCGCTCGGCGGCGGGAACGATCTGCTCGCCAGGATGATCAAGAACCTCGGCCAGATCAACGCCGCGGGGAAGGTCTCGACCAGGGACATGAACGACTTCGCGACCGCGGGCCTCCCGATCTGGGATCTGATGTCGAAGAAGCTCGGGATCACGACCGCGCAGCTGCGCGACATGATCGGCACCGCCGGCGGCGGCCAGGAGGTGTTCCGGCGCCTCGGTGGCACGCAGGGCATCACCGACCTGATCGGGTCCCGGTTCACGGGCGCGATGGACGCCCAGTCGAAGACCTTCAAGGGCGTGCTCTCGAACTTCTCCGACGCGTTCAACAACGCGATGCTCCCGCTCGCCGCCCGGGCGCTCGGCGGTGCGACGACGGTCCTGAAGTCGCTCGGCGACTGGATGGCCTCCCCGCAGGGCCAGAAGGCGATCGACGACCTGTCGGCGACGCTCGTCGCGATGTGGCCGACCGTGGTCGGCGTCGCGCACGGCATGCAGACGATGGGCAAGTGGACGCTCGCCACCCTGAAGGTCCTGCAGCCGTTCACGCCGGTCCTCGTCGCAGTCGCCGGCGGGCTCGCGGCGATGCTCGTGCTCTACAAGGTCGCCTCGGCGATCAAGGCCGCGCAGACCGCGTGGGCGCTCCTGAACGCCACGTTCGCGTTGTCGCCGATCGGGATGATCGTCATCGGCGTCGCAGCGCTCGCCGCCGGGATCATCTACGCGTACAACCATTCCGAGCGGTTCCGTGAGATCGTGCAAGGCGCGATGGACGGCGCCCGCGCCGGGATCGACTGGGTCGTCGACTCCGCGAAGGCGCTGTGGCGGTGGTTCGGCCGCATCGAGGACAAGGCATCGAGCCTCGCGAAGAACCGGTTCGTCCGATTCGCGATGCTGGCCAACCCGATCACCGGGGCCGTTGTCGCCGGGAAGGCGATCGCGGACCGCGTCGGCGACTCCAGCGTCCCGCACGCGGGTCGTGCCCGCGGGTTCGACCGGCACCACTCGGCGCGGACGCTCGGCATGCTCTCCACCGCGGCGGCCATGACTCCCGGCCGGCAGGTCCTCACGTCGCACGTGCGCACGTGGGGCATCGGCGCGAACAGCGACCACCTCACCGGTCGCGCCGGCGACGTCGCCGGCCAGAACCTCGGCACGTTCGCCAAGAACGTCGAAGCGCTCGGCGGTCACGCCGAATTCCACGGCGGATCCGGCTCCGGGCGCCACGTGCACGCGGTCGGCGACCGGTTCACTCCGTGGGCCGGCGGGACGAGCTCGAGCGGCGGCACGGCGACGATCGAGGTGTCACAGGTGTTCCAGGCGCCCGTCACCCGAGACGACGCGTACTGGATCGAGCGCGCGACGCGGCGCGGGATCGCCAGCGCGCAGCGCGACGCCGCGGAGCGCTCGTGATCCCGTCCGACGACGCGCTGTACGGCACCATCACCCAGGACGTCGGCACGTCCGGCGCCGGCGCACCGGTCACGAGCACGTCGACCGTCGAAGTGCCGCGGATGGCGATCGTGTCCGACTTCGGGTTCCGTGTCATGGTCCCGTTCGCGCCAACCGAGTCACGCGCCGGGAACGTCGCCGGCCGCTGGGTGCAGCTGGACCGCCCCGGCGTCGAACCGCTCCTCGAATGGAGCGGCCGCGGACTCCCGACGCTCGACTTCGAGCTGAAGGTCGGGTGGCCGGATCATCGTCCGATCGAGACGCTTCTCGCGGAGCTCGCCGAGGTCGCGCGCCGCCCATCGAAGGTGACGATCGTCGGCTGGCACGGGATCGCCGGCGGCACGTGGCGGGTCACGGACATGACGATCGAGACGACCCGTCTGAACGAACTGAACCAGGTGTGCCAGGCGCTGGTCTCGATGCAGCTCACCCACGCATCGGACGCGAAGGTGCAGCGCGGCACGTTCTCCACGGTCACGCCGGGCACGCTCACGAACGCACCGTCCGCGATGACGGTGTACGGGCCTGCGCAGCCCGGGTCCGGGTCGACGACGGGCACGCCGGCGTCGACGAAGCCGGCGCTCGTCGACGCAGTGAAAGAAGGCCGCCTCGAGCGTGCCGACCTGATGAAGAAGTGGCAGACCGTCGCCGACAAGCTCCGAGCCGAGGACCTCCGGCAGAAGACCTCGGGCGGCGGCAAGGGCGGATCCTGGTGACGTTCCAGGTCACGGCGAACCGCAGGGCGTTCCTGTGGATGATCCGCAAGGCCGAGGGCACGTCCGGCCCGAACGGGTACCGAACCCTGTACGGCGGCGGGCTGTTCACCGGGTACGCGGACCACCCGCGCCGACTCATCACGAAGGGCGGATGGTCGTCGACCGCCGCCGGCGCCTACCAGATCCTCGAACGGACCTGGAACACGGTGCAGCGCGCGTTGCAGCTGCACGACTTCACGCCCGCGTCGCAGGACCAGGCCGGGCTGTGGCTCGTGGAGCAGCGCGGCGGGCTGGACGACGTCGACGCTGGCCGGTGGGAGGCCGCGATCCGGGCGTGCCGGAAGGAGTGGGCCAGCTTCCCTGGGGCCGGGTACGGCCAGGGTGAGCGGTCGATGGCGTTCATGCTCGCCGCGATCAAGGAAGGCCTCGGCGGCGCCGGCGCGACGCCGACCCCGTCGCAGCAGACCCAGACGCCGACGGGTCCGCCGACCGCTGAGCAGTCGATGGCCGACACCTCCGGGCCGGTGTCGATCTGGGGCACCACCTACGACTCGCGGAGCTCCACCCCCGAGCAGGTCTACGACGACCCGCTCCGGTACCTGCAGATCGACGGCATCGCGAACCCTGTCGACCTCGTGCTCTCCGCTGAGGTGTCGTGGTCCACGTCGCAGGTCTCGCAGGTCACGATCCGGCTCGCTGACCCGACGAACGGTGACATCGCCTCGTCCATGAAGGTCGGAGCGACGCGCGTGCTCGTCGGCACGTGGCAGTTCCGGGTGTCCGCGCTCGAGATCGGACCGTCCGCGAGCGGCGGCGCCGAGGTCACGCTGACCGCCCGATCCGAGCTTGCGCAGCAGTTGCGCCGCGAGCCGTTCGTCGGCCCGTGGACGGCACAGAACCTCGGCTACTGGCAGGCGCTGTCGTCGGTGTGCAAGCACGTGCTCGCCGAAGTCGGCCCGGTGCGCGCCAACGTCGAAGTGAAGGGCGCGGACACCGGCGGCGACCAGGTGGACACGATCGCGAAGCCGGAATCGTGGTGGGACGCATCGGCGCGGTGGGCTGCGATCGAGGGGAAGTGGCGGTTCGAGTGCGAGAACACCCTGTTCTTCGGCCGCCCGAGCTGGCTGGCGGAGAAGAGCCCGTCGCTCGTCATCGACTGGGCCGGAGCGCCGGACGACGTGATCCTCGCCCGCCCATCGATCCGGGCCACCGAGGACGGCCAGGACCGCGACGTGATCACGACGACCGTGACCCTCGCGTTGCATCCGCGCACCGCAGTGCGGATGCGGCCCGGCATGACCGTCAAGCTCCGCAACCTCGGCGCCAACGGCTACTTCCTCGTGACGGACATCAGCGGCAACCTGCGCTCCGTCGAAGCATGGACCGTCAGCGCGCAGACGATCGTCGACCCGAAAGCGACCGGTGAGACCTCGAGCTCGTCGACGACCGGCACATCCACCGACCCCGCGAACGACGCGCTCGGCGGGATGACCGGAACCGAGGCGAACCCGGCCACTCCCGGCGAGCCCGCTGCGGAGCCCGGCGCGAAGCCGCCGTCGGGCGCGGCGAGCGCGATCGGGACCGGCGACTACCAGCAACTCCTCGACGCGTTGCTCCGCAACCCCCGGGTCACGTTCATCGACAACGGCAAGCGCGAGGACTACCGGATCGGCGGCGTCGGTGTGAACGGCGCCAAGACCAGGATCTCGATCGGGATCCTCCGTGTGCTCACCGACCTCGCACAGCGGCACACCTTCACGATCTCGTCCGCGATCAGCTCCCACCCGCAGTACGTGAACGGCGCGTCGTCCGGGCGCATCAGCCCACACAAGACCGGCCGCGGCTGCGACCTGAACATCATCGACGGTGTCCACGTCGCCCCCACGGGCGCCGGGCTCCGCAAGACGCTCGAGATCATCCAGGAGCTCCAGCAGATGCCCGCCATCTACCGGCCGACGCAGGTCTCGAAGCCCGACGGCGCGAACGCACCAACGATCAACGGCATCCGCCCGTTCGCGGACGGCCACCACAACGACAACCTCCACTTCACGAGCCGATGACCGCAATCGACGAAGCCACCGTCGTGTCGATCGACCTCACCGCGAAGCGGGCAACCGTGACCCTGGTCCGTTCGCCGGCCACGAAGTTCGTCGCACGGATCATGGAAGGCCTGCACTTCCCTCCGAAGCGGTGGGAGGACACGGCACGCGACCCGCAAGGCCAGACCCGGGAGGACGGCACCGGTGCGACGTGGCTGCACCCTGGCGCCGACGCGGGCCTGAACGCGCACTACCACGGCCACCACCACGCGTACGGCGTCCCGCTCGCCGTCGGCGACCGCGTCGTCCTCGCGTACCTGTCCGGACGCTCCGACGCGCCGGTGATCATCGGGAGGCTCTGATGGCCGACACCCTCTCGCTCCCGTTCCGGTTCGGGGCTGATGGCCGTGCCGCGACCGTCGTGCAAGGCACCGACGAAGCGGTCCTGCAGTCCGTCGCCGTGGTCCTCATGACCCGCCTCGGCGAGCGAGCGCTGCTGCCGTGGCTCGGGATCCACGACCCGACGTGGGGCGAGCTCGACCTCGTCGAAGCGAACGCCGCGATCACGCAGGCCGGCATCGATGTGACGTTGCGGCGCCTGTCCGCGGAGTGGGTCGACGCGACGACCCGCCGCCTGGTGCTCGAGGCCGAGAGGAACCGCTGATGCCCTGGATTGACCTGGCCCCGTACGACGTCGACGAGCGCGACCTGCTCGCGGTGGCGTTCGCGACGATCACCGCTCGGGTCCCGGACTGGCGGTACGACCCGACGTCGATCGAGGCCGCGCTCCTCGAGGCGTTCGCTGCCGAGGTCGCCGAGGGCGTCTACGCAACGCACCGCCTCGCACGGGCCGTGTTCCGTGGTGCGCTGCGTCTGCTCGGCACAACGATCAGCGACGGCGCCCAGGCGCGTGGCGTCGTGCGGTTCACCGCGTTCGACACCGCGGGGTACACGGTCCCGATCGGGACCGTGCTCCGCTACCGCTCAACGACCGCCCGCCCCGTCGAGCTGTTCTTCCGCACCACGTCCGCCGCGGTGATCCCGACCGGGTCGACGTGGGCGAACGCGTCGGTGATCTGCACCGAAGCGACCGGGCTCGCGAACGGCATCGCCGTGGACACCGCGCTCGAGATGGTCGACTCGATGGGCTGGGTGCGCTCCGTCGCGGTGCTGTCCGCGCCAGCAGACGGCGCCGACCCCGAGACCGAGGACGACTACCTGTCGCGGGGCGCGGCGACACTCGCTCGGCTCACCGACACCCTCGCCACGCCCACCGCGTTCGAGACGTTCGCCGTCGAGTCGCCGGCCGTAGAGCGCGCACGCGCGTTGAACGCGACCGAGCCCGGCGGAGCGGTCGGCGGGTCGCTCGGCCACATCACCGTCCTCGTGACTGCGGCCGGCGGCACCGCGGTGTCGGAAGGCGAGCGGAGTTCGCTGGCCGCAACGATGACCGCAGCGTCCCGCGCCGATCTGCTCGTCCACGTCGACAACGCGACGGTCGTCGACGTGCCCGTGTCCGCTGTCGTGCGCCGACTCACCGGCTACCAGCCCGACGCGGTGCGGGCCTCGTGCACTGATGCGCTCGCCGCGTACCTGGACGCCGACACGTGGACGTTCGGCCACGACGTCGAACCGAACGAGCTCATCGAGGTCCTCGGCCGCGACACCGTCGGCGTCGACGTCGTGGTCGAGATCGTGTCCCCGGTGTCGACCGTGGCCATCGGCGACAACGCGCTCGCCCGGCTCGGGACGGTGACGATCACGGTGGTCGACCCGTGACGCTCTCGGGCATCGACACCACCACATCGAACCCGAACGACGGACAGGTCTCGACCCGCGTCCTCGGGCCGACCGTCCTCCCGCCGGCGATCGACCGGATCCTCGAGCGGATCCCCGCGGTCTACCGCAACGACGACGACCGCATCGGCCAACCGCTGCGCCGCTGGCTGCGGCTCATCGCCGACCAGATCACCCCGATCGACGACATCACGAACCGCGGCGAGGCGAACGCTGACCCGGACGTCGTCCCCGCCGACTGGCTCCCATGGCTCGGCCAGCTCATCGGCGTTCCCGTCGACACGTCGGAGCCCGTCCAGCTGCAACGCACCCGGCTCCGCGACCCGGAACGGCACCGGCACGGCTCCGCGCACGCGATCGCAGCACGCGTCCGGCCACTGCTCACCGGCGCGCAGGCCGTCGACGTCGTCCCGCATTGGCGCGGGAACCCGTGGGTCGTGTGCATCCGCACCGCGTACGCGGACACGCCACTCACTGGCGAGACGCTCCGCTCGTGGGCCGAGCTCTCCGCGGTGCTGCCCACCTGGGCAGACCTCGACGAGGTCGCGTACGGCGCCGAGATCGACCGGATCCGGTACCTGATCGTCGCCGCAGCGCTGCCCGAATGCCCCGCTGGCGCGCGTCTCGCGCACCAGTACCTGCCCTGACCCCGGAGGTCCCTCGTGTCCGTTGACACCGACTCGCGCTTCGACGCGCCCATCGACACCGCCGACGGTGACCTGTGGTCGCGCACGCGGCTCATGACCGCGATCGACAACCTCCGCGACCGCGCCGCGATGTACACCATCGACCCGGGCGTCACGGGCAAGGAAGGCGCGGTGCGCGCCGAGGGCGGCGCACGTGGCTGGTCCGTGCACTCGGTGACCGGCATGGACTCCGGCGCAGCGTACGTGTGGCGCGGCGCGTCCGAGGTCGTGCTCTTCACCGACTGCCTGCCGCCAGCGCCTGTCGGCGAAAGCGGCGCCGATCTCATCGCCCGCTTCACGGCCGCGCTTCGCTCCGCCCTGGTTCGCGCCCGTGAACGTCACGTTCCGCTGTGGGTGAACCTTCCGTCGATCACGATCGACACGGGCGGCACGCCGCTCGACTTCTCCGGCGTTCGCGTCCAAGGACTCCCGGGCGGCACCCAGATCAAAGACAACTGCAGCGTCGCCGGATCCACGACGTGGGACTGCCACGCCGCGAGCGGTGACGCCGACCTCGTCGACCTGCTCCTCGTCGCCCAGAACGACATCGGCTCGATCGTGCGCATCGCCGCGTCGGACCGACCCGTCGGACTCACCCGCTGCGAGATCCACGCGTTCGCCGGCATGGCCACCGGTGCCGTGCGTGTCGTCGCCGACTCGAACCTGATCGCACGGTCGTGCCACGTCCGTCTCGATCGCTGCTACCTGTGGATCTCCGGGCCGGCTTCCGGTGCCGCGACGACGAGCATCGGCGTTCTCGTCGCCGGCGGCGATGGCGTCGTTGCGATCGACACCACGTTCAGCGGGTTCGACGAGGACGTCCGCGTGTCCGGGTCGCGGTTCGCCGCGCAGCGCTGCGCGTGGATCGACCCGGCGAACGTGTACTCCGGCAACGGCGGCATCGCGACGGCGGGCGTGACCGTGTACGGGTCAATCGTCACGATCCGCGACTCGTACTGGGCGGAGACGTTCACGCCGATCCGTGTCGGCGAGCTCGTCGGCGACTCTGCCGGGTCGATCGTGACCGTGTCCGGGTCGCAGATCCTGAACTCGAAGCTGTCGAAGTCGAAGGCCGGCGGCGGGACGATGTACCCGGCCGTCGACTGGGCCGGGTCACACGGCCTGCTCCGCCTCGAGGAGTGCGTGATCGACAACGCGACCGGCACTCCAGGCGTGTTCCTGTCCGGCATGACGTCGAAGGTGTTCGGCCTGTCGACCGTCGCGTGCCGTTCGTCCGTCGCCGCAGCGTCGTTCCACCACGTCTTCGACGGCGGCTCCCCGTCCGTGGCCCACCAGCACTACGTCCTGACGTCCGCGGGCGTCGCGACCTCGATCACGAACGTCTGAAAGGTAAGCGCGCATGGCACACATCGTCGACCACGTGTGGGAAGGCGAGCTCGATGGCTCGACCCCGGACTCCGTGCAGTTCCGCTACGGGGCCTTCGTGACGCTCCAGAACCTGTCCACCGCGAAGGTGCGGTTCACCGTCGACGGCACCACGCCGGCCGTGGGTGGCGAGACGACGTACGTGTGCGCGCCGAACAGCTTCCGCACCATGGCGCTCGCCGGGAACACGAAGACGATCCGCCTCCTCGGCCCGACAGGTGGCACGTGGCCGATCACTGTCGACACGGAGCCGGCATGACCACGGCCCCGACCGGCGGGTCGCTCGGCGCGGCGGCCGCGACGAACCTCGTGTTCGACGCCACCATCAAGGGCGAAGGCACCACGGACGAGCCCGCCGGCGTTGACCCGGACTTCACGCTCGGCTCGTTCGTGCCCGTCGACGCCGCCGTCGTCGCCGCCGACCACGTCCCGCTCGCCGATCTCACCACGCCCGCATCGCCCCGCTCGCACCTCGTCCCGATCGGACTCGCGATCGGGACGCGCACGATCAACGCGCAGACCGGCACGAGCTACACAGTCACGACCGCCGACGTTGGCCGGCTCGTCACGCTCGACAACTCGTCCGCGATCACGTGCGCGCTCGCCGCGATCCCGATCGGTCAGACCGTCGAGTTCCTCGTGCTCGGCACCGGCCAGGTCACGTGGACGCTCGCGTCCGGCACGCTCCGCTGTGACGGCGCGACCGCGAAGTCGGCGCGTCAAGGGGCCCGGGTGTGGGCGCAGCGCATCACGTCGACGCTCGTGAGCCTCTGGGGCTCCCTGGCGGCGTCGTGAACGCGTCACGCCGCCGCACGCGGCTCGTGATCGCAGTCGCTGTGTGCCTCATCGCCGCGATCACGTTCGCGTTCCGCACCGCGCCGCCGTCGTCCGTCGCTCGAATGCCGGCCGCGCTTCGCACGCTCACCGGCACCGCGAGCTCGTGCTCGATCACCGAAGGCCAGACCGGTGGCACGTGCGTCATCACGATCAGCCCCGCCGCGCCCGCCGGGTCGAGCCTCACGTTCAGCGTCGCCGCTCAGACCAAGGGCACCGCGACGACCGCGTTCTCACCCGTCGACGCGACCGGACGCGCGCCGGGCGGCACCGGCGCCGACATCAGCCTGACCGGGTCCACGACGAACACCACGACCGTGGCCATCGCGACCGGCGCCACGTCCGTTGCGTTCCCCGTGACCGCGATCGACGACGCGTACACGGAGCTCGACAAGACGATCGTCGCGACGATCTCCGGCGCGACCGGCATCACGATCGACTCGTCCGCGGCGACCGCGACGATCACGATCGTCGACAACGACCGGACGGGCATCTTCCCCGTCGCGAACTACGGCGCGATCCCCGACGACGGCCTGTCCGATTCGTCAGCCATCCAGGCTGCGGTCGCGGCTGCGAACGCGTCCGGTCGAGGTGTGGTGACGTTCGCATCCGGCCAGTACGACACGACCCCGGCCACGTCAGGCCCGATCCGGCCGAACCCTGGCATCGCGATGTCCGGTGCAGGAGACCGGGCGACGATCCTGCGGCGTGCCGCGCTGCAGTGCGGCGCTGCGCCGGTCGTCAAACCGAAGTGCGCCGTGCAGGACGTGAAGGTCGATCAGTGGAACAGCGCGTCGGATTCGCCGTGGCTCGTGATCTCGAACCTGATCGTCGACGGCAACAACTCGAACCAGGCCACCTACAAGGACTTCCGCCAGGAGCACGCCCATCTCTTCTACTTCACCGGAGCGATCGACACTTCGACCGCGCGGGCCTACAACACCGGGCGGCTGCGCGTCATCACGCAGCACGTCACCACGCGGTCCTCCGTCGCGGACGGCATCTCGTACCACGTGAACGTCGAAGGCCGCGACTGGGACACGCGAGGCGAGGGCAACTTCCGTGGCCATCTCGTGATGACCGGCGGCAACTCGGTGATGCAGTGGTGGGACTTCACCACGACCCACGGAGGGCAGACCGGGCTCACCGAGAACACCGGCATCGACATCGAGGTCGATGCCTACGGCAAGCACCCGTCCAAGGGCCTCACCGTCGATTCCTATGTGGACATCCGACACGCGGTCGTCGACGCCGACCTCGACGCGTCCACGTACCTCCCGCCCGACTGGATGGGCGCGTGTTTCACGCCGACCGGCACAACGCAGTGCGGCACCGGGTCCACGATCACGATCGACGACCTGCAGATGCAGCCCGACGAGGGCGGCTACTACCAGACAGGCGGCGCGATCTTCCTCGGCGTGATGCGGTCCCAGGACACGCTCACGATCACCAACTCCACGCTCCGATGGGGCGGCCACAACAAGTACAACGAGTCCGTCGTTTGGCTCAACCAGGGCACGATCAACATCGTCGACACCGCCAACATCATCGGCGACTACACCTACCCGTCCCACGACTCCGCGTACACCCCGCCGAGCCTCCGCGTGCAGTCCATGGGCGAGACGTTCTCCGGCGGCACGTTCAACCTCGTCCGCTCCAGCTTCACCGCCGAGGCCGCGCCGAACGCGCCACCGTCGAAGTGCGCGACCGAGCGCATGAATCCGTCGAAGCCGGCGATCAACTGGGCCAGCGTCACGCTCATCGGCACCGGGTGGTGCGGCAGTGGCGCCGGCTACACGGGCGGCACCGTCAACATCTCGACCGCGGCCCCGGGCGTACCGACGACCACCACGATCGCGACGACGACCACGACGACCCCGGACGCGAACACCAACGACGACGCAGCCGGCGCCTTCGTGTTCACGCCGTCCGCATCCTCCGGGCCTGCGACCACAACGACCACCACCACGACGACGCCCACGACCACCACCACGACCCCGGCGCCGACCCGCGTCGAGCTCGAGTCGTGCACCCTCGGCGGGAACGTGATCGTGAACAGCTCCGGTCCGACCGGCCAGTCCGGCAGCGCGGTGTTCGGCAACAACTCGGTCGGCGGCGGCACCACGGCGTCGTGCACGATCAGCGCCCCGTCCGCAGGCAGCTACGGGCTCACGATCCGGTACCAGAACGCAGCGTCGTACTCGCGGCCCGTGTCCGTGAACGGCAGCGCGCTGTCCGCACCGTCCGGTCCGACGTTCCCGCTCACCTCAAACGCCTGGTCGACGCTCACGCTCACCGTCACCCTGGCCAGCGGCTCGAACACGATCGTGATCGACACGAGCTACCAGTGGTTCGACTGGCTCGAGATCAGCGCCGCAGGCGGCGGGACCACGACCACCACATCGGCCACCACCACAACCACGGCCCCGCCGACCACCACGACCACGCCGCCATCGGAGGCGACCGGCTGGGTCGCGTACGGCCCGACCCTCGGCATCTACGACACCGCCGACTACAACTGGACGAACCACACGACCAGCTACACCGGCGCGACCGCGACGATCGTGTGGTCCGGCACCGCCGCGACGCTCTACGGCGTCGTCGGCCCGACGCTCGGCAAGGCCACCGTCGCCGTCGACGGCGGCTCCCCGACCACGATCGACCTGTACGCCGCAACCGCGGCACGGCAGCAGCCGATCTGGTCCACGACTGGGCTGTCGAACACCGCGCACACGATCGTCGTCACGGTGCTCGGCGAAAAGAACTCCTCGAGCACCGGGTACTACGTCGTGCTCGACAAGCTCGTGTGGACCGGGTCCGTCACCACGACCACCGCCCCCACGACGACCACCACCATCCCGTCGACGTTCGCGGCCCCGCGCACCACCGCGTGGTCCGACACGTTCTCGTCGTTCGACCCGTCCGACACCGCGACGGCGCGCACCTGGCAGCAGAACGCCCATTGGCAGAACGCCGAGATCGGCTACATCGACTTCGCCGGGTCCGGCAGCTGGAACGCGAACCTGTGGCAGTCGCTCGCCAAGACGAGCGGCGGATCCGGCGTGCTGAACCCGTTCAGTGTGTCCGGCGGCGTGCTCACCATCACGAACACCCCGACGAACTCGGACTACGCGGCCGCGATCGGCGCGTCCGCTACCGCGCAGGGCCAGTGCGGCGCCTCGGCGTGCACCGCGCCCGGGCGCACCGGCGGGATGCTCATCACCGACCGGCGCTCGAACACGTTCCTCGGCGGCTACTTCGAGCTCACCGCGAAGATGCCCGATGCCGCGAACTCGGCCGGCATGTTCCCGGCGTTCTGGCTCTACGCCGCCGACGGGCAGACGAACGCACAGGGCAAGGGTGACGCAGAGATCGACGTGTGGGAGATGTTCGGCTTCGCCGACGCGAAGACCTTCACGTCGACGGTGCACTTCGTGAACAACGCCCACGTCGCCGTGCAGCCCGCACGGACCGTCGGCACGTACACGATCGCCGACCCGACCGCCTGGCACACGTGGGGCTTCGACTGGAGGCTCGCCACCGACCCGGGCGGCGCTGCGCTGAGGTGGTACCTCGACGGCACCCTGCTCTATGAGGTCACCGGAGCGGACGCCGCGTGGTTCGACACGCCCATGTCGATGCGGATCAACGTCGCCGCCGACGCGAACTGGTTCCCAGCGGGGCGCCGCGTCGACGGCACCACCTCCGCCGCGTGGCGCCTCCAGGTCGACCAAGTCACGTGGACCCCGACATCGCCGACGACCTCGCCGACGACCACCCTGCCGCCCGCCGGCGCCGGCTGCGTCCGATGGGAAGCGGAGAGCTCCGTGACCCGCGCGGCGTGGCCGCTCGGCTCCACCATCGCCGACGCCTCCGGCGGGTCGTACGTCGGCGACACCAACCTCGCCGGCTCCGCGACATGGACCGCTTCGACCCCGGGCGGCTCGTACACCATCGCGATGCGTGCCGCCGGAGGCACCGGAGGCGCATCACGACGCCTGTCTGTCAACAGCGGCTCCCCGGGCTTCGTCGCGTTCCCGCAGACCACCGGATGGCAATGGGTCCAGATGCCCGGCACGTGGACGCTCCCCGCCGGCGCATCGAGCATCCGCCTCGAGACCGACAACGCCGTGTCCGGCGCACTGTCGATCGACACCATCGAGCTCTGCCCCGCATCGACCGTGAGCACGACCACCGCGGTCACGACCACGACCGCACCCGCCGGGTACCGGACCGTGACGATCAGCGCCTTCGTCGACGCGAACGGCAACGGGCGCCGCGACGGCCGGGAAGCAGCGATGCCCCGCACCCGCTGGCAGATCGTCGACCCAACCGGGGCCGTCATCGCACGCGGCACGCTCGGAACGAGTCCCGCGACCGCGACCGTGCCCGCCGGCGTCGGGTGGACCGTGCGGTTCACCGCGCCGCTTCGCCTCACGACCCCATCGATCGTGGCACTCCCGCCGCAGTCGTCCACCGCTGTCGCCGCCGGCGGCTGCTGCATCCGGAGGTTGTGATGCCACCAGCGCTCGTCACGGTCGCCCACTGGACCGTGCGCGTCGCCGGCGCACTCGCGCTCGCCGAGGTCGTCGCGTTCCACGGCGTGGTGTGGGCGATCGCGGACAGCGTGACCGCCCCGGAGGCCACGCTCGGCGCCGCAGGGATCGCCGGTGCGGTCGGGTTGGCGAACACGATCCTCGGCGCCAGGAACCGCAAGGACGGCAAGGACCGCGGCGACGCGCTGATCCGCATCGAACAGAAGGTCGACGACGCCCGCACCGAGGCGGCGACGACACGCGGCCGCGTCGACTCCGCGACCGAAGCATTGCGCGCCGAACTCCACGAGCTCCGCACCGAGGTCCGCGAAGGGTTCGCGGCGGTGCGCCGCGACGACCGCATCCGAGACGACCGCATCACCGC